CCGAAATCCTTACCCAACACTATCTACTTGTGTTGAGCAAACAAAAGCCTTATTAGGCATTGGAGGAATTAAGACTTGGCATATCTACACTGGATGGCAGTTGTATAAACATTTAATGAGGAAGCACAATGGGCAGCAAATCAAATTCTTGGCAATACGTAGTAGGCGGTGATCCAAATGCTAAAAAACAAACTACACAGGAAAGATCAGCTGCGCATCACAAGTCTGCCGATGATATGAATAAAAAGAAAAAAGCATTTCACCAAGCTGAGAGAGGCACCTCTGTAGGTTCAAACCTAAAAAGTAGTAATTCTTTATTAAGCGGGCAGTACGCATAAAAATATAATTAATCAAGGAGCATCATGGGCAGACGTAGAAGAGAACCAGCTAAACCACCAGCAGTAACGAAGGCTGAAGCAAGGCAAGAGAAGGAAGAAGTTAAAGTGGACAAGCAAATTGCAGCTAGAGAAGCAGCTAGAGCTAGAAAAAAACGTGGTCGAGCTACTTTGATCTCTGGTGATGAAGAAGGTATTACGACAAGTCTAGGCGGGTAATATGGCTAAGTTTGAGATTCCTAAAGAACTGGGAACAGTTAAAGAGCTGCTTGCAAGATATAATGCTGCTGTCAGTCGCAAGGATCCCTGGATCAATCATCTAAGAGAGTGTTACGATTATGCTCTACCGCAGCGCGAGAACTTTTCCCTTCATACTCCAGGTCAAAAGAAGAACGTCGACATCTACGACTCAACAGCAGTCATGGGTGTTCAGAAGTTTGCTTCAAGATTACAAGCAACACTAATTCCACCCTGGCGCCAATGGACCAAACTGGTCGTCGGATCTGAGATCAAAGAAGATCAAGAAGAAGTCCAGCAGTATTTGGATGAAGCCAACGATATACTCTTTGATCATATCAATCATTCCAACTTTGCTACCCAGGCCCACGAAGCTTTACTAGATCTGAGCGTTTCAACAGGCGCTTTGATGTTAGAAGAAGCCGAGCCAGGTGGTGATTCATTACTACATTTCACTGCAGTTCCATTGGCAGATCTATTTCCAGAGGAAGGTCCAAGAGGATCTATCGAAACAGTCTGGAGAAAGCACTCAGTTCCAGCTAGGCACATTGATAGAATTTGGCCTGGTGCTGAATTATCCGATGAAGCTCAGAGAAAAGCTAAAGATAAACCAGATGCCAAGATCGAGTTGATTGAAGGGACTGTGTATGCTCCAAAAGAGAACGCTTACTATCAGTGTGTGATTGAGCAAGAGCATCAAAAGGTTATATTCACCAGATACTATGAAGTTTCTCCTTGGATCGTATTCCGGGAAATGGTTGTACCAGGTGAGATCCTTGGTCGCGGTAGAGTCATGCAAGTGCTGCCAGCAATCAAAACAGTAAACAAAGTCAGTGAGTTTTCATTAAGAAACGCAGCTCTGGCTATTTCTGGAATCTACACAGTGACAGATGATGGAGTAATCAATCCATACAATATTAACTTGGAACCAGGCACAGCCATTCCGGTTGGATCTAACGACAGCTCTAATCCAACATTGCGTCCACTCGAAAGAGCTGGTGACTTCAATGTATCGGAATTAGTTATGGAAGATCTAAGAGAAAGTATTAACAAATGTCTATTCGCAGATCCATATGGCGGAATGGACTCACCAACTAAGACAGCCACTGAAATGTCAATGCGAGGTCAAGAGTTAGTTATGGATGCGGGTTCAGCATTCTCCAGGCTGCAGACTGAGTTTATTGAAAAGATCATTAAGCGATCGGTTTATATTCTTAAAAAGAATGGCAAGGTCGGTGACTTTAAAGTGGATGGTCGTGAGGTTACGATCAAGCATACTTCACCATTAGCCAGGGCCCAGGATCAAGAAGATATGATGGCAATCCAACAGTACATGGAAATGAGTATGGCCCTTGGACCAGAGGTATTTGCATTAGGAACTAAGATGGAAGATCTACCAGCTTATATAGGGAAGAAGCTGGGTATTGATCAAGAATTGTTGCGCTCATCTGAAGAACGAGCTGAGATCCAGGCACAAGCCGAGGAAGCAATGCAACAACAACAAGCACAGGCACAGGAGATGCAAGGTGGCGGAGAGCAGCAGCTGGGATAAATTAGATCTTGATGGTAAAGAAATACAAAAAGCCAGGAAAGAAAACGAAACCAAGTCGCGTGAAATAGCGGGGCAGTTTCAAGAATGTTTCGGTACAGATGCGGGGAAGTATGTCCTGGATCGGTTGAAGTCAATTACAGTTGATCGGCCAGTATTGAATCCAAACTCAACGCAATTTGGCGCTGGGATCAGAGAAGGTCAAAACACTATTGTTCGTCAGATCATGGAACAACTGTCGTTGGCTGAAAATAAAAGAAAATAAAATAGGAGAGTAATGTGAGCGAAGAAGAAACTTTAATAGACGACACTCCAGTAGAGGAAGCAGCAACTGAAGAAGTTGTTGAGTCCCCTGTAGTAGAAGCAACAGCTGATGAGGGTGAACGACCAGAATGGCTTAAAGAAAAGTACAAGACAGTTGAGGACCAGGCTAAAGCTTATAACGATGCTGAAAAAAAGCTTGGAGGTTTCGCTGGATCGCCAGAAGGCGAGTACGAAATGAACGTGCCAGAAGGTGTAAGTGGTGAATTTGATATGGAAGATCCGCGTATCGAATGGTTCCAGAATGCAGCAAAAGAATCCAACATGAGTCAAGAAACCTTTGATCAGATGTTGGGTGGCTTTGTAAAGATGGAACAAGAAGCCAATGATCCAGAAGCAGCAAAGAATATTGAGCTCCAAGCATTAGGTAAGAATGCCAATGCCAGGCTTACAGATCTTGGTGATTGGGGTAAAGGTAATCTAACGGCCGATGAATATGAAGGCTTTAAAGGTTTAGCAACAACTGCCCAGGGTGTAAGTGTCCTGGAAGCTTTAATTGCTAAAACAGCTGAAGGCAAAATGCCAACATCCAATACAGTTAGAGCTCCTTCAATAACTCAAGAAGCTTTGGACGATATGATTAAAGATCCGAAGTATAAAGAATCAAAAGCGTTCCGAGCCGAGGTCAAGCAGAAGTTCCATGATCTCTATGGAGAATGAGTTGAATAAAAAAAAACCCTGGGCCTGGCAAAGTGGTTGGTTATGTGCAAGAGATGGAAAGCCCCACGATATTATCTATGGCTCGGAGAAAACAATCAAACAATACAACGAAGGATATAAAGCTTATACAGAGTTCTCCCCGGTTCACTGCCAATCTAATGAGGTTTAATCGGCTCTCCGCTTATTTCTCCGGCTTCATTCGATAAATAGTGGGATTGGTTGCCCTAAGTAACCACTTATAAAGATACAAACTGTTGCATAAGATACTAAATGTAGCGTACAATCAGAGAAAATCCAACCATTGGACACTTCTTTATAGAACCCAGCCAGGAAGGACTCGGCCCGCAATAGTGGACACCCGGCAAAAGGTAATATTAATTTAACTATAAAGGAGGACTTATGTCCGCAAATCTATCATCCGCTGCGCAGCAGCTATTCGACAGCGAAGTGAAGCATGTGTTTCAATCAGCTGGCGGTTTAAAAGACACAGTCACTAATCGTAATGACGTTATCGGTGACATTTATAAATTTAGAGCAATGGGTAAGGGCGTAGCAAATCAGAAGAACACTTCTGCTGATGTAACTGCTATGGGTATCTCTCATTCATTGATCAGCTGTACTTTATCAAACTGGAACGCTCCAGAGTACACTGACATCTTTGACGCTAAAGAAGTTAATTTTGACGAAAAGACGGAGCTACAGACTACAATTGCTGGTGCTCTTGGCCGTCGTCGTGATCAGCTTATTTTAGATGCAATGGACGCAGCAACTGCGGGCACAACAATTGCTCATGGTTCTGCTGGTTTAACACTTGCGAAGCTTATAACAGCTTCAAAATCTCTGACTGATAAAGGAGTTCCATCGAGCGGTCGACACATCGCAGTATCAGCAGCTGGTCTTGAAGATCTATTAAGCATAACACAAGTACAAAGTGCGGATTACAATTCCATTCGTTCTTTGGTATCTGCTGAAATAGATACTTTCATGGGCTTCAAATTCCACGTTATTGAATCACGCGCGGAAGGCGGACTTGATATTGCATCAAGTGTTCGTGAAGGCTTTGCTTGGCACGAGTCAGCAGTTGGAATGGCAACAGGAATGGAAATCACAGCGAAAGTTGATTGGGTTCCACAGAAAACTTCATGGCTCTGTAATGGAATGATGAAAGCTGGTGCGGTTGTTCGCGATGCAGATGGACTTGTTTCTATCAGCTGGTCAGAATAATTAAGTTGTAAATAAATGGTGGTATTCCAATCGCGGAGTGCTGCCATTTTTTTTAAGGAATAAACTATGGCAACATCAATTGAGATCTGTTCTAACGCATTAAATTTGATAGGTCATGGCTCAATCGCTTCTTTCACAGATGGTGGAGCTGGAGCCAATATTGCAGATGCTTTGTATGAAACGACGTATAAAGATCTGTTATCACAACATCGATGGCGCTGGGCGTCAGCTAAAGTTGGCTTATCACAATTAGTAGCAACTCCAGTTAATACTTGGGGCTATGCTTATCAGCTTCCAGCAAACTATATTATTGCTACATCTATTTATCCAAGCATGGACTATGAGATCTATGAGGATAAGCTTTACACAAATTCACAAACAGTAGATCTGGACTATGTATATCACGCTCCAGAAGCTGAGATGCCCGCTTACTTTCAAAGAGTTTTAGAGTTTATGTTAGCTTCAGTATTTGCTATTGCGATCACTGACAACTCTTCTAAGGCTGAAGAGTATCGTCGTATGTTTGATTACAATTTAAGACGTGCCAGGTTTACAGACTCCCAGGCCCGACCAACCAAAGCTATCGTTGACTCACCATTTATTGAGGCTAGACAGTAATGCCGAAGGTTATTACGCTTCAAACTTCTTTTAATTCCGGGGTTCTTGATCCAAGGCTTGCTGCCAGGACAGATCTTAAACAATTCTACCAGGGCGCAGCAGTAGCAGAAAACGTAGTAACTATGCCACAAGGTGGTATTAAAAGACGACCAGGTATGAAATATGTTGACGACACTCAATCTTGGGGTGAAGCCAGGTTAGCATCATTTGCTTTTAACGTAGAGCAAACGTATTTGTTAGTGTTTACTAATAACAGAATATCGGTTTACAAAGATGATGTGTTCCAGG